GGCTTAACAACAAACATGGGCAAGACAGGCAATATCGTCTTAGGCATTGTTACTGCTTTCGTTATGTTAAAAGCCGCAATGATGGCATACACAATTGCTAATGGCATAGCAACAATCGCAACTAAAGCCTTTGGCGTTGCATGGAACTCAACAGGCATCGGCTTAATTGCCGCGGCAATTGCGGCAGTTGTTATTGGTTTAATTGCGCTGTACATAAAGTTCGAATCTGTGCGCAAGGTCGTTGCAATCTTGGGTCAATTATTGAAGTTCGTTGTGATGAATGCAATTGCTGGCGTGTACAACTATTTCGTTACATTCATCAATGCCGCAATTATTGGTATCAACATACTTATTAAAGCGGCGAATTTATTTGGTGCAGGTTTAGATGAACTACCCCTAAAGGGTTACATGGCATTTGAATCGTTGAACATTGGTGCAGACAAAGCCAAAGGGAAGGTGCTAGATGTTGCTGACGCATTGCGACAAGTAAAGAACGAAGAACGCAGACTTGAAGGCAAAGCAACAACGACAACAACAATTCCGTCTGGCTTAGGTAGTGGTGCGGCGAAAACAATTAAAACACTGAAAGAGTTGAAAGCCGAATACAAAGACGCAGTGCTAGGACTTAATGACGCACAAGTCAAACTGATTGAATCAACACAAGGTATTGCTGATGCACAACAAAAGGTAATTGACGCAACTAACAGTGTTGATGAAGCATTCAGGGGCATTGGCAAAGCAGAACAAGAAGTAACAAACAAAATCAATGCCCACAAGAAAGCACAACTAGCAGTAACCGAAGCAATGGCAGACGCCGCTGACGCTGTAATAGAAACACAAAGAGCACAAGACAAGTTGGCAAAGTCAACTGCCCTTGTTACCAAAGCACAAATTGCATTTGATGAGGCAGTGCGTGGTTATGGGGCAGACAGCAAACAAGGACGCAAAGCACAAGACGAACTAGGCGAAAGCCAGCGTGACTTGGAAACAAGTGGCTACGACTTAGAAGAAGCACAGTTCGCCTTAATAGATGCAGAGAAAGAATTAGCCGATGTTCGTGCCAACAGTGAAAGCACGCAACGAGATATACGCCAAGCAGAAATAGATTTGGCAGTTGCCAAGTTAGATGTGATTGAAGCAGAGCGCGACCAAAAGATTGCAACAGACGAAGCAACCACAAGCGCAGACAATTACAATCAAATGTTGAATGGCGTTAAAACTGACAGCGAACTCTACAAAGAGTTACTGGACAAACTTAACGAAACAAAGTTGGCAGAGCGAGAAGCAATTGATGCTGTTACTGAGGCACGCAAAGCGGAAGCGGAATCAACAACTGCAATCTCTGAGGCGCTCATTGCCGAACAAGAAGCGTTAATAGAAATTGAAGACGCCAAGTTGGCGGTTGCCAAAGCAATCCGCGACCACGAGAAAGCGTTGTACGACGAAGCCGCCGCAATCAGAGATGTTGCTAAAGCACAACTTGAAGAAGCAAAAGCAATTGATGCAGTTGCAGAAGCGCAACGCAAACTAAACGAGGCAAAGAAAGTTAAGGGTTTGACTCCTGCCGCCATTGCCAAAGTTGATACAGCCATAGGAGGCGTTCTCGCGGCCGCAAATGCTGTAGTGGCTGGCGTTGGCACATCTGTGGCTACTGGCGCAACAGCGAGCACGGCAGGCATGTCTGCGAGCGCATTAGAAGCAATGGTGTATCGCAACGGTTTGGCTAGTGGTGGAGTTGCTATGCGCCCAACATTGCGGTTGATTGGCGAGGCAGGACCAGAGGCAGTCATTCCACTCAACCGCATGGGCGATGCAACTGGAACAACAATAAACATAAGTGTTAATGCAGGCATTGGCGCAGACGGTGGCGCAATTGGCAACGCTGTTGTTGATGCACTTGTTAAATACCAACGGCGCAACGGCGCAATTCCAATCGCAGTTAGGGGATAACTATGGCAGTGACTATGCCGTGGGCAGAAGAACTTGTCGTAGGCATGAGTCTTGGTTTCCCTGTCAATGTGTTCACGCTTGACGATGCAGTTCTTGGCGTGCTTGATTCAGCCATTCTTGATGGCGCACTTGTAGCGCAACCTGTAACTGAGTTCGCACAGTCGGTAAGCATTGCTCGCGGACGCAGTGCCAACCAAAACGAAGTACAAGCAGGCGTGGCAACAATTGTTCTTAATAACAATGACAGACGCTTTGACCCAATTAACGAAGACTCGCCGTATTGGGACAGCGCAACAAACACAAGTGGCGTGCAACCGCGAAGGTTCGTAGAAATTATTAGTAATGGCGAACACTTGTTCCAAGGCGCAATCACAGCCATCAACATTAGTTATGACAGTGATTTCAGTACTTGCACAATGGAAGCATCGGACGACTTCACACGGCTTGCCAACATGACTGTTGCAACAGCGTTCACGCCGTCTGTGCAAATAACTGGCAACCGAGTTACAACTATTCTTGATTTGCCAGAAGTTGATTACCCAATTGACCAGCGTGCAATTGAAACTGGCGGCAAAGATGTACAAGCATTATTAATAGACGCTGGAACAAATGTGCTGTCATACTTGCAACAGGTTGCACTCGCCGACCAAGCACTGTTGTTTGTAAGTCGCGATGGCGACATTGTTTACACAGACCCACTTGGCACAGTACTGAGCACAAACATCCAGGCAACATTTACTGATTCAACTGCAAGCACAGGCGTTATTCCCTACACATCTATAGCAACAATTACCGACCAAACTTTCTTATACAACCGCATCGTTACAAGCAAAGACGGTGGCATTGAATATGTTGAAGATGATGCGACAAGTCAAACCGATTACGGCATTCAAACATATTCGCTAACAGGTTTGCTATTAGAAAACAACAGTGATGCAGAGGCATTAGCAGTTGAACTACTTGCCAAATATAAAGACCCTGCATATCGGTTTGACGATATGCAATTTATATTCAATGCTTTATCTTTAAGCAATCAAACAACAATGGCGTCACTAGACATTGGCGACAACATAAAAATCATTCGCACATTCTCCACAGGCTCGCCTTTAACAGTTGAACTTTATTACCAAGTAGAACGCCTGTCGCACGACATAACAACAGGGCAACACACATGCACAATTGGCTTAGGCAATTTGAAGACGCTCATTTACGATTTCATTCTTGACGACATAAACTTCGGAACTTTGAGTACTTCTAATGCGCTTGCGTGATGTAGAGTAATCAACCATGGCAGGCGCAGGCGCACTCTTATTCGCTAGTGGCAATGTTCTTACAGCGGCACAGGTGAACACATACCTGATGGATCAAACGGTGATGCGGTTTGCAGACGCAACTGCAAGAGATGCCGCCTTTGGTGGTGCAGGCGAACCAACACTTGCAGAAGGCATGCTTTGTTATTTGAACGACAGTAACAACCTTCTTTATTACACAGGCACAAGTTGGAGTGCGCTAGGCGAAGACGATCAATTTGTATTGAGTTCACAAGTATTCGGTTAAAGGACAAAACACATGGCAACATTTAGCAAACAAATCCTGAGCGGTTCAACAAACGGTACGGGTATCACAGTTGTTGCAACAACAACTCTTGGCACAACAATTCACGCAACAACAACAAGCGCAACAACGCTTGACGAAATATGGTTATATGCCGCAAACATTGACTCAACTGCACGCACACTCACTATTGAGTTTGGTGGCGTGTCAGTAACAAAGGATTTGATTCAGCAAAGCATTGCAGTTACGCCATCAGGTTTGGTGCTTGTTGTTGCTGGTTTGGTGTTGCGAGGTACAGGTGCGGCGGCAACAACTGTCACAGCCTTTGCCAGTGCTGCAAGCAAGATTGAGATATTCGGCTTTGTGAATAGGATTACGGCGTAACTATGACACGCAATGTATTTCACGCACCACCAAGCATCAACGGTTTACCTGCACAATCGGCTAGTGGTCTAACACTAATAAGTTCATCGACAATACCTGCCGCAGTCAATACGGTTGATTTTCAGAATGTGTTCAGTTCTACCTATCAGAATTACAAAGTTTATATAAACAACGGTTTGGGCACTGGTTCAGGTTCGCTTAGTTTTTATTATTTGGATAGTTCAGGCAACCCAACAACAACAGGGATGTATTGGCAACGGTTTTTCATCGGTTATGGTGCGACAACAACGAACACAACAGGCGCGACTAATGCGGCTTTCTATACGATAACTAACAATGCCGCAAACTGTGTTCTAGATGTAATGAATCCAAATGGCACAGGTAACAAATCCGTAAACAGCAATCACCCTGATGACGGTCAATTTTGGATAAATCAAGGATTTACTGCAAACTCTACGCAATACACAGGTTTTAGAATTACGACAAACTCGGCAAGTTTTGGTAGTACCACTAAAGTGCGTATATACGGATTGGCTAACTCATGAAGATCGCAGAGTATGACCTGCTCACAGACGAGTTTATCGTGCGTGACGCTACACCCGAAGAAATTGCTACTTACAACGAACACCAAGCAGAGATACTGCCTATCGGGTAGATGATGTGGCTCGCACATCTCGCTGGCTGATCTTTGCGCCTGTAGCAATCTTGGCGTTGTTTGTACCGTCTGAGGCAAAGGCTGTAGATGGCGTAACGGCTGTTGGTTATTTAATAAATGAAATACCGCCTGCAATGAGTGGTGAACAGTACGAGCAATGTGGCACAACTATTTATCCGAACATCAATTGGACATGGGATTATGAACAAAATCATTTAGGTGATTGTGGTTGGGATATGTTTGCTGTTAATTTGACGGGCAACATTACTGTTCCAGATGGCGTGCAGTCTGTGCAGTTTATGATTGCGCATGATGATGGTGCGTGGGTAAGTATCGGCAACGCAAACTTCGGCGGTTGGTACGACACGGGTTGTATGTGGAGTGCAGTAGAAACAGTTGCAATAACAGAGCAAACAATGCCGTTCAACATGTGGTATTACGAAAACGGCGGCAACACTTGCGCAATGCTTGCTTGGTCGCTAGATGACGGCGACTGGGCAATCGTGCCTGCAGAGGCTTTCAGTACTTACACAACGCCAACAACAACCACAGTTGCACCTACAACAACAGTTAGTACAACAACAACGATTGCACCTACAACAACAGTTATTACAACGACTACTTCTACAACTACTTCAACAACTTCCACAACAACAACATTGCCGGAATTGCCAACCACAACCACAAGTCAGCCACAAACAACAACGACAACAACAACAAGTACCACGACCACAACAACAACCACAGAAGCACCTGCAACAACAACGACACAACCACCCACAACAACAACAACAACACAAGCACCCACAACAACTTACGCACCGACTACCACTGTTCCCGAAGAAACAACAACAACACAATTAGAAATACCAACAACATTGGCAACAACAACAAGTACAACCACAACATTGCCAGAGCCTACCACCACAACAACAACTGTTGATGTACAACCTGCAGTGCCTTTGCCCATTGAACCAAACGAAACAGAAGCCGTTGAACTTGTCGTTACAGAAGAAACGCTCGAATTGGCAACAACAAACATTGTTGCTCTCGTTGCACTTGTAGCAAACTTAGAACAAGCAACAGACGCACAGATCATTGCGGTCATTGACGCTGTATTGGCAAGCGACATAAGCGCACAAGAAGCAACCGTGTTGGCGAGCAGTAGTGAAGTGCTTGCACAGATTACGCCAGAACAGGCAACAGAAGTATTCGCAGTGTTGGAACTAACCGAATTATCAGTAAATGAAATAGAACAAATTATTGATGCAGTGCAGACCGCACCTGTAGAAGTGCGACAAGTGTTTGAAGAAGAAATAAATATCTTTGATGGCAAGACCGATACCTATGTTGCAGTGGGTAGCAACATATCTGTTGGCGCTCGCCGTGTAATGGTTGCAACAACAGGCGTACTAATTGCAGGGACAATTGCGACAAGTGCATCACAGTCACACACGGCAAGCAAGAATGACTAGATGAAGTTTCTTAAAGAAATCAGCACGCTGTCTTGGACGCTTGCAGGCACGGGGCTTGTGTTGATTACTTTGAGTGGCGACACGAAACAATTAGGCATAATCATTTCGGTTGCAGGGTTAGTTGTACACATGCTCGGAACATTTACTGACAAGGAGTAACAAACAATGAAAACACTTAACACTCTTATCTTGCGCATCGGTGCAGTTTTTGGCAGTAGTGCTCTTGCGGCTGTTGCAGGTGGCGCGGTACTTGATGTGGAACTTTGGAAAGCCGCCGCAATTGCAGGCATCGTCGCAACCGCCAAAGTAACTGAACAGTTGTTGCGTGCATGGTACGAAGATGGCGTGCTAACAAGCGAAGAAATTGCAACAGCGTTTGGCAAGAAGAAGTAATGCCAGAACTACCAATAAAGAAACTCGTCATGCCAAGTGACTTGGCGGCTGTTACGAATGGTGAGTTGCCAAAGAAGTTGCTAACCAAAATTAAACCCAGTGGCGTTATGTATTGGCAAGCCGCCCCGTCATGGGCAAAGTTGCAAGAGTTGGCATTGCTTGAAGGTTTAGAGTTAGTGCATGTTGGCGACTACCGCCCTTACAAACAACAGCGAGATTTGTTCTTGGCACGCATGAAAGATTACCCAGACGCAAAGCGTGCCAAACAAACAACACGACAATGGCAAAACAAAACTTGGTACTTGCACAGTGGCGCACAGGTTGCCACGCCAGGGACTTCAAATCATGGTTGGGGGCTTGCCATAGACGCGGCCCTGAAAGTTGATGGCAAGGTAGTTACCATCTCAACGAAGCCAAAAGACTGCAAGCGAAGTGGTTTGGCATTCTTATTAAAGGTTGCACCAGACTTGGGTTGGAGTTGGGAGTTGCAAAGCGAGCCGTGGCACATTCGTTATGTACTCGGTGACAAGCCTTGCATTGGTTTGGCATGAAATGGAAGGCACGATTGCTGTTGCGTGCATAGGTGTTGTTGGCGCAGTACTCGTTGCACTTATAGAAAAGAGTCGGCGCATCAACGAGCGTGATCATGCTGTTGTTTCTGCTGGCATAGATCGCATAGAAGGCAAACTGGATAACCACATTGGTGATCATGTGCGTGCCAGTTTCAAGAGTTAGGGGTGGCGCAGTCATAGTTAGTCGCTGTCTCTGTGATTGCGTCACTCCACCTAATTGAAAGTTGGCAACCGAAGTTTGGCAAACCGCACTTCGTTACACCCATCTCGTAGCCTTACAGGTATGACAAAACAAACAGCGATAGTAGAAATAGCAAAACCTTTACACGGCACATTGCCTTGGCACTTAATTAGACACAGATACAACGACAAGTGCGTTGTGGGCAGTAGCGAAGTTTCTGTTGTTATGGGCGCAAATGATTATGAAACGATTACCGACTTAGCGGTACGCAAGTTGTTGCCGCCTGTTGTTACGGATACGAACGAAGCAATGACTCGCGGTAATGTTTTAGAACCAGCGTTAATACAGCACGCACGAAACGAAATGCGGATGCCGCTTATTACGCCTGATGTTATGTATTTGAATGGGCGCATTGTTGCAACACTTGATGCACGGGGCTTGAATGACGCAAGCCATGTTGTTGTAGAAGCAAAGACAAACAACCGTTGGTCATTAGGACAAGACATGCCTACGGCTTGGTGGTGGCAGGCGCAGGCGCAAATGCACTGCACAGGCACAGAGCAAGTTACCTTCGTGATACTTGATAAACACATGCGCTTAGGACTGCAAGATGTAATGCGTAGTGACGCAGGCATAGATGAAATGGTTAAGAGTGTTGAGTTGTTTTGCAATGCAATAGATGCAGAGCAACTACCAGACGACACGCAATTAACAGCGCCACAAGTATCCGCATTGTTTGCACAACCACAAGGCGCAGTTGAAATTGATGCAAATGCTTACCAGTTAATTGAAGAATGGAGTGCAGTAAAAGACGCACTAAAAAACTACGAAGAACAAGAACGCACCTTGAAAGACAAGTTAGCGAACATGTTGCGTGGCGCAGAGTTCGGCACAATTAACAATCAAAAGGTTTTGTCGTACAAGGCGCAAAGCACAAAGCGTTTAGACACTAAGGCACTCGCAGAAGCACATCCAGACATTGCAACTGCATACACAACCGCCAGCACTTTCCGAGTGTTACGGATAACTAAATAAACAAACAACAACAAGGAGACAACAACATGAATAATTTTATGGACAGTTATGTAGATGTGGCAGAACGCATCCGCATATTCAAAGAACAATACCCAACAGGTTGCTTGCGACCATTTAATCCTGCAGAGCCATTTAAGATAATGGAAATTGGTGGACGAGAATTTATTGTGTACACGGCTTGCGCATACCGCACGCCAGATGACGCAATGCCTGCAGTTGCAGTTGCCGCAGAGCCAAGCATTGGCAAGACTTCATTTACGAAAGACAGTGAAGTTATGAACGCAGAGACAAGCGCATGGGGCAGAGCGATTGTTGCTTGCCTTGCCGCCGACACACAAAAGATTGCAAGTGCAAACGAAGTGCGCAACAGGCAACAGGACACAACACAACCCGTTGCAAGCGTGACGCCAATAAGCAAAGCGCAACCAGCACAAAAGAAAACCGCACAGGCATCCGAGGCACAAATTAAGTACATCAACTCTTTGCTTACAAGCCTTGGTGGCACAGAAACAGTTGTTAAAGACTTGACAGGCGGTACAGCAATTGCAGAGTTGCAAATCGTGCAAGCCAAACAAGTCATCAACGATTTGCTTGCAATTAAAAAGAACGAAGCAACACTTGCGTTTGACGAACACGGCATGGCGTTTATCACATACAAAGGAGACAGCATATGAAATACAGTTTGCGTGCAGTTAAAGGCAACCAGTTAGCACGAATACACTTTGACGCAGATGACGACAGAGAAGCACGAAACATGTGCCGAGAGGTTTACGACAACTTCGCACCATCAAGCGAACTTTGGACAGCAGGCAAAGTTGTTGCAGTAGCAGAGGACGGCAAAATAATCCACACATTCGCACATTGCGA